TTTCTTTTCTTCTGCTAAATCTGTAAGTTTTGAAGTCATATTATATTTAGGTTAGAACCCAAGATGTTCTTCTGTTAAGACTTTGAACTCCCAACCTCTATCCAAACAGAATTCTGTGGCTGCTTTCCATTTGGCTTGATTGATGCCATATGTTGCCACCTCTTGAATGTATTGTTTTGTGATTCTTTTCTTTTTGACTGGTTCCATGGCCTGTTTCTTAGGTTTGATTTCTATCAACATGGTTTTTTGCTTGCCATCTTTAGTTCTAACCTTAACCAAGAAGTCTGGAAAGTATCTGTGCCTCTTGCCATCAACAGGTGAAACATATGGAATTACAAGTTCTTCTGAAGCCCAAGATATAATACTTGGTTCTTTGTCGAGCCAGTTCATCACTCTCGCCTCCCAAGACGAGCGATAAATAATATTGGTGTAGTCACCCACGTACTTCTGTGGATTCTTAGGTGTAAATTTGCCAGAATATGCCATAAATAGTATGTATAATCTTTTTTAGAGAAATTAATGGCAATAGATATAACTTCCATTTCAACTGGACCAACGATAGATAGAGTCACTGGACCACTGGCAGCTTTAGATGCTCCTGCTCCATCTTTGACTCCATTGGTTTACCCAGCTGATTTAGGTTCTTCTACCAAGAACCATTATGTCAAGTTTTCAGTTAAAAGAATAGTACCTTCTACTCCTGTCTCAGGTAATGAAGGAGATTCCGTCTTAAAAGATATTGCAAGACGAGTTTCTACATTCGATTATCAACCACAAACAACGGATTCTGTTGGTGTTATATGTTTATACATGCCTGATACACTAACCGCATCTTATAATGCCTCTTATGATGAGTTGAGCTTGACAAATGATTTAGGCAAAGGTCTGACAGGTATTCAAGCCATTGTTTCTGCATTGAATGGTGGTGATGGTTCTAAAAATCCATCACAAGCATCTTCAGTTGATCCCACTATTATTGCAGCTGCGGCCTTTGGTACAAATGCTTTATTGAATAAGATTGGCCTTGGTGGTGCAGCCTTCGCTGATGTTGCTTTACAAACACAAGGTTATGCAATCAACCCACAATTACAAGTCATTTATCGTGGTGTAGGATTTAGAAAATTTCAGTTGAATTTCATCTTTACACCTGTTTCTGAAGAAGAAGCATTGATGGTCAATCAAATCATTTCTGTATTCAAATATCATTTTGCACCAGATTTAATCACTTCCACCAATGCAGTTAGTGGTATGTTCTTTGTTCCTCCATCATATTTCAACATTGAATTCATGTTCAACACAGATGAAAACAAGTTCTTACCAAGATACGGTGATTGTGTATTAACAGATATTGACGTAAACTATGCACCAAGTGGTTTTGCCGCACACAATGATGGTGCGCCAGTCCAAACACAATTGACACTAGGCTTCCAAGAGATTGAGATTGTTACTAAGGCTAAGATTGCCGCAGGTTATGGTGCAGACCAAACATCTCCATTCAAAACAACTTCAGACTCTGTTGCAGGATTACGTTAATGAAATACTTTCAACAACTTCCAATCATCAAAATGCCAGATTACAATGGCAATTTTGTCAATGTGACTAACATCATGGAGAGAACGGAGATTGTTCCGTCTTTATTGAACAATGCTTTATTGTTTTACTCATATGATATTAAAGGTGGCGATACACCAGATATCATTGCTCAAAAGTATTATAATGACAGTTACAGATATTGGATAACACTTTATGGAAGTCAAATTTTAGATCCAATTGGTGATTGGCCAATGGATCCAAATCTATTTAATGATTATTTGGTTGACAAATATAAATCTGCAACAGCTAACTCATTGAACATTGCAGTTGCAAATGTAACATCTTCACAAGTTTTGACATATACACAGAATACGGTATATCAATACGTTGAAAGTGTAACTACTACTGATTCCACATCGTTAGAATCAAACACAACAATTTATTTCATTGACCAAAACGCATATGCAAATGTAACCAAAGGTACTCAAACTGCAATTTTACCTAGTGGTGCAAGTGTAACAGTTGTAACAAATGCATATCCACAAAACATTTTTGATTATGAAGTTCAAGTGAACGAAGCAAAACGAAGCATCAATCTTGTTAATGTAAATTATGCAGGCGTACTAGAAAAACAATTGTCTTCTCTATTTTAGGATAAAAATTGGCTTCTACAGGCATTCTTAACCCACGTGACTATGACCTAACAAACGTAACACTTCTAACTTCAACAGGTGTTATAGACGTTAGGTACATTATGAATGAAATTTCATACCATGAAGATTTGTTTGGTGGTGTGGTTTCAGGCTATGTAATGGTAACAGAATCCAACTCATATGCAGAACTTTTAGGCCTGAATGGTAATGAATTCTTATTGTTAACTTTTGCAAAGTATGATAATCCAGATGACACAATCAATAAAAAGTTTCGTGTATACAAGATGGATAAAAGAAAACTTGCAGCCAACATGTCTACTGAAGTATATACATTGCAATTTTGTTCTGAAGAATTGATTGTATCAGAACAATACAAACTAAGTAAGTCTTATCCAAATATGCCAGTAAGTGATGTCATCAGAGACATATGTACTAATAGTCTAGGCATAAGTGAAAATAGACTACAAATTGATGATACATATGGAACATACAGTTTTCTTGTACCAAATCTAAAACCATTAGACGCTATCAATTGGTTATCAAACTATGCTAGACCTGCACCACCATGGCCAGGTGCAGATATGCTTTTCTATGAAGACAAAGACGGCTTCAAATTTAAGTCATTGCAAGTATTGACTGATGGACCTGATGTAAACATATACAACACTTACAGTTATGATCCAAAGAATATTGAACAAGGAAATCTAACAGAAGAAGTGTATAATGTAACAACTTATGAGATTCTTAATTCATATGATACATTGAATGCTGTCAATTCTGGTATGTTTGCTAATCAATTGATATCAGTTGACATATTGACTCGTAAAAGAATAATTACAAATTTTGATTACTTACAATATTGGAATAATCCAGATACAGGTGGTTTGAACAATCATCCAGTGACTAACAATTACGTAAATCGTAAAGGTCAAATGATGAATGAAGCAAGCCAATCTACATTAAAGTTGGTGTTTTCAAATTTTGATGAAGCCAATAATGCAGTTGTTCAGGCAAATCCAGGTTCAGTTTCACAAAACATTTTTGCAGAGACATACATACCTTATAGAACTGCTCAATTGGCATTAGCTAATTATACAAGAGTAAAGATATCAGTTCCTGGTGATCCTTTGTTGACGGTTGGTACTGTTATTGAATTTGAATTGTTATCTAAAGATCCATCTACTAAAGAACTAGATTTGTTCTATTCTGGTAATTATTTGGTCACTGCTGTCAGACACATGATTACGCAAAATGATTTCAAAACTGTATTAGAGATAGCAAAAGAAAGTGTGCCACATCAGTATCCTGATATCAATGATGGTTCTGTAACATGGTCTAATATTGTGAGTGGATAATGAAAACAGTAAATAATTTTGCAGGTCTTAATGGTTTTATTTGGTGGGTTGGTGAAGTAGAAAATAGAGTTGACCCATTAGCACTAGGTCGTTGCCAAGTCCGTATTTTTGGTTGGCATACAGACGATACAAGCCTAATTCCTACCACAGATTTACCTTGGGCTCACCCAATGAACTCAATAAATACGGCTAAACAATTCCAACCACTTGAGATAGGTGATTGGGTTGTAGGGTTCTTTATGGACGGTGAGAGTGGACAGTTTCCAATAATGATGGGTTATTTGCCTGGCTTTGCAGCTGCTGACACTGCAACATCGTCACCTGTTACAGAGAGTTCAGAAGAAGAAGAAAGTGGAACATAATGGCAACAACAGTATCAAGTTCAATTACAAACGCATCTAACATATTAACAAACTCGGTTAGTGCTGCATTGAGTGGTATACAAAATAATGCAGCGGCCATAACTTCAACATCTTTTTCCAATTTAGCACCAACAGATATCTTAAATGGTGGTGTTGTAGCTGAAGTTAAATCACCCCAATTGCCTAATGGAGGTTATTTTTACACCGCAGGTTCACAAACAACACCAGGTCTTTCCAGAGGTGCATTAGTCAATACAGCATTATTAAACAATAACAATAACCTAAGTCACGTTTGTGATTTTAAGTTTGATGTTGCAGCTAGTATTGGTTTAGGTGGACTAACTAATCCTTTTACAGAAATTGGCAATGCAATTAAAAATGGTAAAATGGCTGCTGCTAATGCGGTACGTGCTATGTTACAACAACTGCAACAAGGTTTTAGAACTGGATTGGCAGGACTATTGGAAGCGTTGAATTTAGATCCAACAGGACAAATTTCTTTAGCTATTTCTGCTGGTAAATATATTGTTAGAATATTGAAAGAAGTTCTTGCACAAGCTGCTCAGATTGCTTACGATGTTGCTTTTATATTAGCTTTACCCCAACAGTTGAATCAAATCATTAAATGGATTGAAAGTCTACCTAGTCAAATCAAAGCAATATTAGAGCAATGTTTAACGAATTTTAACAATTCATTGAAGCAAACTAATAATTCGATTAAGAATATACCAGGAATAAATCAAACATTTAGTAACTTATCAAATTCAGCCAACTCCGCAGCGAGTCAAGTAAACACAACTAATTCTTCATTGACAAATATTATTAATGGTTCAACAAATGGATCAGATGTAACGGGTTTAACAAATCATATAAATCAAACAGTTGCTGCAGCACCACCATCATTTGGTGCAACCGCAAACACAGCTTCTCAGCCATAAGGACATTGAATGGATCAACCAGATTTTTTTACAGCATGGACTGAGCCTGAATCAGCAGCAAATTCACAATATCAACCGGTATATCCATATAATAATGCCACACAGACACCTAGTGGCCATTCTTTTGAGTTGGATGACACTCCTACAAGAGAACGTGTAAGACTGCAACACCGCTCAGGTACATTTATTGAGATGCATCCTAATGGTGATGAGGTGCATAAGGTCTATGGTGATGGATATGAGATTACTATCAGTAATAAAAATTTACTAGTACAAGGCCGAATGAAGATTGAGGTGCTGGGTGATTGTGAAATTCACGTTGCAGGTGATTTAATTGAACAAGTTGATGGTAATGTAGAACAACACATCAAAGGCAACTATACACAAGTAGTTGAGGGTATCAGTAGTCTAACATCACAAGGGGATACAGTTATTAATGCTGGTGGTGATATCACTGGAGGCCTAAAAATCAATACACCAGATTATATGCACATCAGCGGAGATTTTACTGTTGATGGTGAATTAGTTGCAGGAAAAATAACATCTACTGGCCGTATTGATGCTATGGACGGAAT